AAATAATGGAAAAATACATCGAAATATTACCTTACTTTATTATCGCTTGTGGTATTGGTATAACTGCATCATTATTATTTACTGAAAATGATAAAATAACTAGAATACGTTTAGTTCGAGAGATATTTGGAGCGTTATGGATTAGTGCTTTTTGCTACTTTATGTTGAAGCAGTTTTTAGATTGGAGCGATGAGTTCATTTATGCAATTTTAACTTTAGTATCATTTTTAAATTCACGAATTATAAACTTTATTGGTAAAGATTTAATTGAAGCAATAACTAAAGGTATTTTAAATAAAATAAGAACTAAAACAGAGTAATTATGAAACTAAACGAAAACGGATATAAATTAATTTGCGAGTTTGAGGGTTTAAAATTAAAACCTTATTTATGTAGCGCAAAAATTCCAACAATAGGTTACGGAAATACTTATTACCCAAATGGTAAAAGAGTGACCTTATTAGACGAACCAATAACAAAAGAGTACGCATTTGAAATATTTAAAACTATTGCGGATAAATTCGCGAGTAGAGTTGATGAAATGGTAACAAGTGAATTAAACCAAAATCAATTCAACGCTTTAGTTTCTTTTGCTTATAATGTAGGAACTGGCACATTTGCAACGTCTACATTACTTAAAAAAGTAAATAACAACACAAACGATGTAACGATTAAAAACGAGTTCTTAAAATGGGTAAAAGCTGGTGGTAAAAAAGTACAAGGTTTAGTTAATCGTAGGGAAAAAGAAAGTGCAATTTATTTTGTTTCTAAATAGAATTAGTTGTAATATTGTATTGGTTTTTGCAGCACCATTAAATATTTTAAATCCCTATAGATTGTAATTATTGAGTATAGGTCTAATGAGCAATAATTATAAAGTATTTTAAACCACTTCTAACGAGGTGGTTTTTTTATTTAAAATAAATTCACTACTTTTGAATAACTTAAAATCAAATCATTATGGATTGTAATACTAAATTATCAAATATTAAAACAGAATGTTTACCTCCTAAAAATAATTATAAATCAAAAGTTCATAGAAACGATGGTTGTCCTTGTGGAAGTGGATTAAAATTTAAAAAATGTTGTATTAATAAAAATATATTTAGTTATGACCCTACACCAAATTAACCAATACATAAGAATAGGCTGGTATGCCGTTATTTTAATTGTGATACTTGCAGTTACTTGTAGTTGCGATATTACAAAAGAGGCATCAAAAACTAAAAACGATATTGAAACATCGGAAACGATTAAAACACAAACTTTTCGTAAAGGCGATACGGTTACGTTTGTAGTTCCAAATGTAAAGTATAAAGATACAGTAATTAAGACTGTAAGCGAACAAGGAACGATTATAAGGAACTATTATAACAAAGATGGAGAATTATATAAAAATGATTGTATAAGTGCTGAAATAAACCAATTGCGTGAGGAAATACGAAATAGTAAAGACCAAACTATTAATAAAGAAAAAGTTAAAACAGAGGAGTTCGATAGTTCATTTATACTTTATATTGTAATTGGTGTAGTAATTATTTTTTTATTCGGATTGTTTTTATTATTTTTGATTATTAGAAGTAAAACAAATATACTATGAAAGAATTTTTATTTATTTACAAAGATAGTTGTGGTAGAAAAAACCAAGCTACAAGATTTGCAGATTGTGAGCAAAAAGCTACGGAAAAGTTTAAAACTTTATATCCGAATAGTTATATTTTAAATGTGATTTAGTTTGGGTAAATTGATTTCATAATAAGTTTTGTTTAGGTTAAGCGTGTCAGAAATGATGCGCTTTTTTATTTAGATTGATTTTAAATTAATTAATGGATAGCGATTAATTAAAAAGAGTTTTGTATCTTTGAATATTATTAATTTAAAACATTAAAAAATATGATTAAGTCAAGTATTGAAAAATTAGCGGAAGATATTGGGTTTGATATTGGAATGTCAGACGACCAAACGCAAGCAAATTTATTAAATGGTTTTGCAAACGCTTTAAATAATAGTATGCAAAAACAACAATTAGAAATGCAGCTATGTTATATTTCTAAATTGTTAAATCCTAAAACTGAAGAGTTATTAAAAAATTTAATTGAATTTATAAAGCTAAAAAATGAATAAAAATAAATCGAAATGCAACAAAAAACAGTTTACAGAAAAAGCCGTAAAAGGATTTTTAGTATTCTTAAAAAATAAAGGGTATAATGAAATGCCTTGGCGTGATGAAGTTTCTTATTATAAATGTGAATTATGCAATATGTACCATACTTCAAAAGAAGTTAAATCACATTCAGATACTTTAATAAAAAACAAATCATACTTTGAATTTCAAAAAGAAAAATGGGGTAATTGGTTGCTTAACAAATCACATAAAAAAGGTAATATTTAAAATTATGGAAAATAAAACAACAGCTGTTAGAAGAGAAATATTAAAATCATTAATTGATAGATATTGCGTGAAAGGTAAAAAAGCATTAATAGCAAAAGTTAAAGATGCTGGAGTTTATAAAAACTTTGTAAGTGATGAAGAGGTTTATATGCAATTAGAAAAATTTGCAGAATTTCATAATTTACCATTAGTTTTTAAAGAGACAATTATTGAGGAAAAAATAATTGATGAACCTAAAAAAGAAAAACAAAATGAACAAGATTATTTTTTATCAGTTTTACAAAAACAACACGATTTATTATCGAAACAATTATTATATTTAAATAAATTAATTTCTACTTATGAATAAAAACAAATGCGGTGCAAAACCAAAGTTTAACGTACCTACTAAATCAATGAGAATTGAAAGAGTAGTACCGATTGAAAACCATGATGAATTACGTGAGTTGACAGATGAGTTTATAGGACAAAAATTAAAACAACTACAATCCGAAGCACTCGAAAAATGTGTAGCGGAAAAGCTAAAAAATAAATAAAGATGGAATACAAAGGTAAATTATACGGAAAAGTAGGTAAACATTATTTCCCACTTGAAGCAACATCAAATGATTTTGATAATATGCAAAAACAAAATACTGAAATGTTGAAAATGTTGGAAAAGGTTTTAAAAGAAAATCATTGCACGCCTGATTTAGACAAAGAAATAAATGAACTAATCTCAAAAATAACAGAATAATGAAAACAATATTTAATGTTTACGTAGAAATGGATAGCCAAGCTACTTGCGACAGAATGAAACAACTTTGTGTTGATAATGGGTTAAAGATTTGGAAAGATGATTTTTATTTTAATCACTTTTATCATCAATTTTATTTTCATCCTTATGGTAAAAATTTTATTTTATTACATTCAGCAGAAACATTTTATCACACCCGAGTAATAGAAACAGAATTTATCGAACTTTTAAAACAATATAAAGATGGATTATAGAGACGACGTTCCTCAAACAGATATTGGAGGAGAAATAGAAAAAAGCAAACACGATTTATTTCACGAATGCGAAGATAACACGCAAGAAGCTATTAACTACGTAGATGAGTTGGAAAAGCAAATACGTGAGGCTAAAAGTTTATTAAAAGTATACATTGACGAATGCGGTCAAATGACAAACGGAATAGTTAAAAGTAGATTTACAAAAATTTTAAATGTGTTAAAATAAATAATTATGAACGAGCAACAAAAAATAATATTTGAAATGTCAATATGCAATAATCTTATTAATGTATTAGGGCAATATAAAGAAGATGAACCAATAACTCCAGAAATGTTAAAAGACATTTTAAGAGAAAATAAAGCGGAATTAGAAAAGAAACTAATACAAACAATAAAATAACTATGAAACCAGCACTATTTTTAATCGGTATGATTTTATCCGCTTTAGGGATATTACTCGGAATTGCTTACGGCTCGGAATGGTTAACTTTATTATTTATTGGGTTGTTTATGATTGTAATATTTGGCAATACAAACTCTGATAAATTCTGCATAAAATTCGCGGAATATTATTTTAACCAAGTAGTTAAAAACAAATCAAAACTAACAACAAAGGAATTATTAAACAAATTTAAAAATGAATATTATGGATAAGCCAACATTACAAGAAGTAAAAGAGTATTTTAAAAATGCTAAAGAGGTTAAGAGCGCAGAGTGTCATAGTCAAGTAGTTGATTTATCAAAAATAAATGATTTTGATGAAAGACAAATACACGAATATAAAGATAATTATTGGATTTGTCATAAAAAAATTATGAATGTTATGCTTTGGAATAACAGAACAAATCAATACGCCGAAATCATATCTTACAAAGACCCACTTTACCAACTAACTGCAAAAGAGATACGATACGGAGCAGAAAATCCGCAATGGTTGAAAGATACTTTTAAAGAGTGTTTTGTTCCAACCTACACAATCCCCGAAGCAGAATCTAAGTTTAACATTAAAATCAAAGCCGTTTAATTACGGCTTTTTATTTGGAATGAATTTAAATAAGCTAATAACTTTAAAAAAACTATTAAAAAGTTTTGAAATGTAAAAAAGGGTTGTATATTTGTACTCAGATAACAACAATTAAAAAATAGAAATTATGTTAGGTACGAAAGAATTTTACGAAGTAATGGAAGCATTTGAAAATGTAGCTAAAAAATTGATTCATTTAGGTTCAATGGGCTTAAAAAAAGAAGATAAAGAATTATGGGTTAAACAAAGATATTATTGTGATGGAAATGCAAATAATGCCTTTAAATTATTTTTAACTGGATATTCTTTAGGTAAAACAAATCAAGATTAATTATGGCAAAAAGAGGCAGAACGGAAGTAGACCCTAACGAGAAGATAACACTCGTTAGGTTATGGGTTAAGAAATCAACCATAAATACATTAGGCGAGGACAATATAAAACAACACTGCGCCAAAACAATCGAAACAATGTTAAACAATTTAAAGTAAAAGGGGATGAGAACAGAAAATAAAAAACCAAACAATCCAAGAATGCAAGAATTTGATGGTATGTATGCGAACGATGCTTACAAATTGATTAATGACCCATTCACACTAAGAGATTATTTTGCCAATTCAGCAATGCAAGGAATGTTAAGCAACACAAATATAATAGACGATGTTTCAAATTCAGTTCCTGAATGGATTGCAATTCGTTCTTATTTAATAGCCGATGCAATGCTAAAACAACGTGAACTATGAAAAATCAAATCGTACCAAAAACGGAACAAGAAATTAAAATGAATAATTTCTATATGGATTTAATAAGATTAGACCAACCGATACCGCAAAACTTAATTGATAAATTCAATAAAGATAAAGAAATAATAAGATTGGAAAATACAATTTATAATACAAACTTAAATTAGAGAGGGATGGAAAATTTATATAAAATTATTTTAGAATCAATGACTTTAAGTTATTTTAATTCTTACAGATTATTAGTTACTGAAAACGTAATAGAATTAAAATTAATTCCTAAAAACGATAAAGATTTAGAAGTAAATTATTCTATGAAAAACACAGAATACAACATAGGTTTTTTAACAAGTCAATTACAAGTTGATTTTGAAAAATATATTTAACCCCCACCAAACAAAACAATTAACTTAAAATAGAGATTATGAAAACAAAATTAGAAAATATCAACGGAATTAACTATTTAACTTTTAAGCCAAGTGAAGAAATTGGATTAATGCAAATTCCTGTAATAACAAAAGGAACTAGAGAAGGTACAGGTGCTTGGACTTGGAATGGAGATTTAGAAAAACCAACATTAAGACCTAGCTTAAGAACATCTTATCATAATGGTAAAGAAATGACTGAAATTCATTATTGGTTAAATAATGGAGTTTGTGATTGTTTGTTCGACTGCAAAGATGGAAATTCTGGTAATAAAATAGAGTTATTAAACCTTTAACCCCACCAACAAATGAAAACATTACCTAAATTGTCGGAGTATATTTTTAAAGTAGGATTACCCGAAAACACAGATACGCAGTTTGCTGATAAAGTTATGTTATACACAAACTTCATCACCCAACCCTTAAAACTATCACATTTTGTTCCAGCTATTGAAAAAGATGGTAAGTGGATTGTTTTGGAAAAATACATTAAAACAATAAGTGAGGAATATTGGGATAACAATAGCATTTGTAGAGTTTTTAGTAAAGAGGAAGTTCAATACCAAACAGCATTAGACAACTTGATTTTTAAAGGAGTAGAAGTTAGAATGAATAATGATTTCTTTTCAGTCAGTAAAGATGGTAAAACTCTATTTGATGTATTTGGAAATAAAACTATTGAAAGCATTATAAAATATAACCTCGAAGTAAACGAAACAATCATTAAAAAATTTAACTTATGAAAACAATAATTACAGAAAGAGAAAGAATTGGTAAAATTGCAAATCAAAAAATATTAGTTGCAGAAGATAGTTCTGTTTACTCAATATTTAATCAAAGAAGAGTTTTGTGTAGAAACTTTAACCAAATAAGTCAAAAAAATCACGATGACTTTATTAATCAATTGGAGCAATACGATAATCTAATAAAAGAATATTTTAACCTTTAACAAAATGAAAAAACTATTATTACTACTTTTTGCATTACAAGTTAATGCGCAAAACAACGACAGAGATTTTGAAATTATTTTCAGCTTAGGAATTGACCCGAGAATGGCAACATTAGGAGCGCACTATGGCGAAAAAGATAACAAACCAAGTTTAGACTATGAAGCATCTTTTGGTTTCGAATGGAAGAAAAGCCGTATAATGGCACAATACAAAAATCACAAAGCGGTTAATTTTGAAAAATTTACTTTGCAATATGATTTAAAAAGAATGCCTTTTAAAAACATTTACGTGTATGGTGGATTAGAATATAGTATAATTAAGAAAAAGCATCCTGACGCATCATATGACCAACCAAACAATTATCGCGACGTAACTATAAACCCAATTATTTTTGGTGGAAATTTAGAGGTGCAATGGAAGTTTGCAGACGATAAATTTGGAGTTGGTTCGCAGTTTTCAATTTACCAATCGGAAGATGAACTTCGAGAATATAAAAAATTCCGCAAAGAAGTTACAATTACATTATTTATTTACCTTTAACGGAGGGATTAAATTAACTTATAAATTTTAGGGGATGAGTAAATATAAATATGTATACCCTTCAAAACAAACTAGAAATGGTAAAAACACATCTAAGTTTGTCGGGCAGATACAATTTAAAAATATACGTTGGCAATCTAAGTACTTTGATTGTGAAAGATTATGTGCAATAGAAGTTGACAAATATTTAATATCAATAGGAAAAGAACCAGTTAACATTTTAATTAAAAAATAACTATGTCAGAATTATATACAATAGACAGAACGCCTCAAACGGATTTAGAAACAACTTAAAACAAACATTATGAAAAAAATATTCAATTGGATTAATCCAACAAGTAAAAACAATGATGAGGCTAACAATATCTTAAATATTATATTCCTTAATCATTCAACAGAGCAAAGCATTGAAATATTTAATGAAGTTCAAAGGCAATTTTGCAAAGAATTAGACAAACGTTTTCAGGATAATAAAAACGAAAACAAGCATATTGATAACTTTTTTAATCCGCAAGAACGAGCAAAAGGAATTGAGGTTAAATTTAGTGAGGTTGTAAATAATAATTAATGGTATGGCGAGATACTATAAAAAACACCAATTTTCAGTAAAAGATATTGCTTGTTCTTTAAATATTCACGAAACTACAGTTTATAAAAAAATTAGAAAATTATCAATTGTAGGTAGAAAAAAGCCTTTCGGAAAAGGTTTAATGTTAACCGATGAAGAGTTTAAAAAAATAGCAAAGTTTGAAAGTAAAGAAGTTGACAACGATAATATTTTAGTTGTATTTGAAAGATACGGGACTTTTTTTATTATTTGTAGCTCAATTAATTTAGAAACAGAATAACAGAAACTTATTATATTTACCAAAGTAAAATGAACTTATGAAAAAAGCACAAATATTTAATAATCATTTCCAAAATTTTAAAACTTACGCAATACCAAAAGCGCAATTAATTATTGCAGATATTCCGTATAATTTAGGAAATAACGCCTATGCCTCAAATCCAGCTTGGTATAAAGACGGAGATAACTCAAACGGAGAAAGTGAATTAGCTGGTAAAAGTTTTTTCGATACTGACGAAGATTTCAGACCAGCCGAATTTATGCATTTTTGCTCGACTATGTTAAGACCTGAGCAAAAGACCGTAAAAGTTGAAGGAGTTGCAAGACAAAAAAGTGGTTCGCCTTGTATGATTGTTTTTTGCGCATTTGACCAACAAATGTATTTGATTGAATTAGCAAAAAGATACGGACTTAATAATTATATTAATTTAGTATTTCGTAAAAATTTTAGTGCGCAAGTATTAAAAGCAAATATGAAAGTTGTTGGGAATTGCGAATACGGACTTATTTTTTACCGTGATAAACTTCCGAAATTTAACAATAAAGGTAAAATGATTTTTAATTGTATGGATTGGGAACGTGACGGATCGGATATAGAAAAATTACACCCAACACAAAAACCTTTGAAACTATTAAAAAATCTAATAGAAATATTTACAGACGAGGGCGATGTAATTATTGACCCTTGCGCTGGTTCGGGTTCTACTTTAATAGCTGGACAAGAACTAAAAAGGCGTGCTTATGGTTTTGAGATTAAAAAGCCATTCCATAAATTAGCATCAAATTGGATTGATAATGAATTTACAAAACTTTCAGAAATTGAAGAGTTTGGATTTGCTAAAACATTAATATCTAAACAACAAGAAACTTTATTTCAATAGTAATTTAGTTTGTTTCTAAATAATTAAAGTCGTAAATTACATCACTAATTAAAACAATATGAAAACATTAAAAGAATTAGAGAAAAACAAACACTTAATATCTGAACTTAAAAAAGACGAAAATAATAATAATATTAGAGTTGTTAATGGTCAAGAAATAATTCAGATAGAAGAGAAAACCCAAGAGGATATCGATTTAAATTATCGTATTAATATTTGGAGAATGAGGAATAAATAACAAACATTTTTTATCGAAGTAGTGAGCGATAACAAAACATCCGAGCCATCAATTTCAGACACTCACTACTTAGTCTGTTTTTGGTGGCTTTAACTTTAAAACTTATGATAGCATCAGTAGAAGAAATGATTTCAATTGTACAGATTTATATACATCATAGAAAAAATAAAGAAGTACAAATACAGATTAGAAACGCAAGAGATTTAATGCTTTTATCAAGAGCTTATTCTATTGCTTTAAATTGGCTTACTAATAATGGATTTAAACAAATAATTAATAAATAAAACTTATGGAAACAAAAACTCACATTGACAAACTGCGCAACCCTAATTATTTAGGAGGTTGGGATTTAATGGATGCAGAGGGAAAAACTATTGATAAAATAGTTACTATTAAAGAAATTAAAAACGAATCAGTTTTTAATCAGAAATCACAAATTGAGGAGCAGGTTATTACTTTGCTTTTCAATGAATGTAAACCAATTATTCTAAATGCAACTAACCGAAAAACTTTAAAGAAAGTTACTGGAACGGATTATATCGAGGATATGATTGGTAAAAAAATTCAACTAACCACAAAGCGTATTAAAGCGTTTGGGGAGTTTCACGATGCAATACGTATCGCAACATCGAAACCAAGTGATGTAATTGCAAAACCAGTTGATGTAACAATGGTTAAAACTAAGTTATCGAAATGCACGACTTTAGTAGAATTGCAAACTGTTTGGACTTCTTTAACGGAACAAGAAAAAGCGACTACTGAAATATTAGCCGAAAAGGATAGATTAAAATTAATTCTTAAGTAATGAAAATCTATCACGAATTAGAACAAGGTAGTTTAGAATGGCACGAAATACGCCACGCTAAAATAGGAGGCACACGTTCAAAACAACTAATGGTTAAAAGTGATACTCTGCTAATTGAATTATTGGCAGAGTTAACAGAACCATTTGATGAGGATGCGTGTGATACTTATAAATCAGAAGCTATGGAAAACGGCTCATTTTTAGAACCACAAGCACGAATTGAATTACAAAAGTATTGTGGTGTAGAGTTTTTTGAAGTCGGTTGGATTCAATCTGACAATCTGCTTTTAGGAGTTTCTCCCGATGGAATTAGTAAATGCGCTACAATCGGTGCAGAAATAAAATGTCCTGAGGCAAAGGAACATATTAGAACGTGTTTGTCTAATGAAATTCCTTTAAAACATATTGACCAATGCATACATAATTTTTTAGTCAACACCGAATTAAAAGAGTTTTATTTTATGAGTTACAGACCTGAGGCAATAAAACCAATGTTTGTAAAAAAACTAACTCGAGATAGTTTAGTTAATGTTGGAACAGATGCTAAACCAGTGTTTAGAACGGTATCGGAGCAAGTGGAATTATTAAAAATAGAAGTGGATAAATTACAAGTAAAAATTAACGAATCAATTAACAAATTAAAATTTTAATATGGAAGTAGTAGGAAAAGTAAAAGTAGTTGGAGAAATACAACAAGTAAGTCCGACTTTTAAAAAACGTGAATTAGTAGTTACAACTGATGGTCAATATCCCGAACCAATCATGATTGAATTTGTACAAGATAAAAGCGATTTATTGAATAATGTTTGGGGATTCTGTAAAAGTTTCAATTAATTTAGGAGGTCGAGAATGGGTTAACCCACAAGGAGAAACAAAATACTTTAATTCTATTAAAGGATGGAGAATTGAAAAAGTTTCTAATACTGATGTAGGTAATATGCCGCCAAAACCAGCGGAAGCATTTGCTCCAGCAACCAACTTTAAAGAAGAAGAACACGACGATTTACCTTTCTGAAACAATCCTAATTTCCGTTTGCTCGTGAAAACCTTTGATTTAATCCGAATTTAATTTTTAAGTTCGGATTATTTTTTGTAGGTTTGTATACCCGGAGTGGTAACCGGTACACTTACTAAAAAGCATTTAATCCATAATCTGGAGGCGTTTACCACAATAGCCAAAGGATTATGGATTTTTAATTTAATTTAATTTACAAATGGAACACAAATTAACTCCTTCCGGAAATGATAACTCAATATCAGTAATCCAATTTAACAACAAAGTTATTTTAATTAAAATTACTGATAACGGAATTGAAACACCAATAGCCTTATCAAAATCTGAATTACATTCTTTTATCGGTACGCTTTTACACATACAATCTAAAATGAAATAAGATGCTAGAAACTAAAAAAGCACTTAAATTCTTAGAAAACTTTAGTATCATTACGGTTTCTGAAAATAAAATTCCGAATTTTCCTTGGAAAAAATACCAGTCAGAAAAAATACTACCGGTTGATTTTATTAGACAATATGAGTACAAAGGTGGTATAATTAAAAAAGACCAAACCGAAATACCGGCAACTTATAATTTTGGTATTGTAACCGGATTTGAGCATTTAGAATGTATCGATGTTGATTTAAAAGTATTTTCAACCGCTAAAGAACAAAAAGAATTTTGGGAAGAGTACACCGGTTATTTATCTGATAACATTTTAGATTTTGAAGATAAGATAGTTATTTACAAAACTAAAAATGCCGGTTATCATTTACTTTATAAAACTAAACGGGTACAAGGGAACCTTAAGATTGCAAAATTAAAAGGTCACAAAGAAGCGATTATAGAAACGCGTGGTATTGGAGGTTACATTTTTACATATCCGGATAACAAAGTTAGTAAAAAATCATACTTTGATATTGATTATATTTCTGATGAAGATAGAGAAATACTTATGTCATTTTCTAAAATGTATGATTATGTCGAAGCTATTCCAATCGAACCGGAACGCAAAAAAACAGAATACCAAGAAAGTGAAATAACGTGTTGGGAGGACTACAATAATAAAACAAATATTTTTGATATAATCGGAAATGAATTTACTATTGTAGGTAACCTATCAAAAAAGTATGTTATTAAAAGGCACGGAGCAACATCGCCACATTCCGGATATGTATTTAAAGATTCCGGTTGTATGTATTTATTTTCAACCGGTACAAATTACCCACACGAAAAACTAATTACACCTTTTATAGCTTATTGTTATAGTTATCATAACGGAGATTTATCAGCCGGAGCAAGTGAATTATATAAACTTGGTTTTGGTTCGCGTCTTAAAAAGTTGGTTACTGAACAAACCAAAAAAATACCGGATAATGAGCCGTTAATTCAAGAGTATTTATATAACAAAGAGGATTTAAAATTCCCTATTGACATATTCCCAAAACCAATACAAAGCTATATTTTAGAATGTAACTCAAAATTAGATAGTAATGTTGATTATATGGGTTGCAGTCTTTTATGGTTGGTTTCTGTATGTATTGGTAACTCAATTGAAATAGAAGTTAAACGCGGATGGAATGAAAACGCGACTATTTGGTTATCATTAGTAGGTAAAGCCGGCATTGGTAAAACACCCAGTATTAACAATATTATTTTTCCATTACAAAAGGTAAACTCGCGCGAAATAAAAAACTATTACAAGGAATTTGAAAAATACGAATTTTATAATAACTTATCTAAAAAAGAAAAAGAGGAGTATTCAGAAGTTGAAAAGCCAGTTAAGAAACAATTTATCGCGAACGATATTACACTTGAAGCATTAGTAGATTTACACGAAGAGAGCGACAACGCAGTTGGAATTTTTAAAGATGAGTTAGCCGGATGGTTAAAAGATATGAATAAGTATCGAGCCGGTTCGGATTTAGAATTTTGGTTAAGTTGTTGGAGTGGCAAAAGCGTTTCTTTAAATCGTTTAACACGTAAAGGTTCATTTGTTGAAAAGCCATTTATACCAGTTTTAGGAGGTATTCAACCATCTATACTAAATGGATTTTATACAGAGGAAAACAAAGACAACGGATTTATGGATAGAATGCTATTGTCTTTTCCGGATAGTACAATTGATTTATACAACGAAAACGAATTAGATTATGAAATACTAGACTGGTATAAAAACAATATAGTTTGTTTTTACGATACTTTAAAAACAATTATTAAACGCGATGAGGATGGAGTTATAACTAGTTTAACGGCTAAATTTTCAGAGGATGCAAAAATAGAATGGATTAGGATTTTTAATGAAATTACAAACCATCAAAATAATGATAACGAAAATGAATATTTAAAAAGTATGTATCCTAAACAGAAATCATACATACCTCGTTTTGCTTTATTGATACACGTTTTTGACGAGTTTTTTAGTGATGGTGGTAATACGTTACTTATTTCAAAAGATAGTATCTTAAAAGCCGAATTATTGAGTAAGTATTTTATAGCTACTGCAAAAAAAGTAAAGGTAAATTCTATCGAAGTGAATAATATTAAAGCTACTGCAAAAAAAGGAAACAACAATTTAGAGAAATTAAAACTAATTCACGATGAAAATCCGGACTTTAATCGAAGTCAGATAGCGGATTTACTAGGAATTAGCCGTCAACAAGTGATCAATTTAGTTAAAAAACTAGGTGTAAAGTAGGTGTAAAGTGTAAAATCATATAGTTTACACCTAAAAGTCAACATTTATAATGCTTAACAAAGGAAATAGGTGTAAAGTGTAAAGTAGTTTACACCTAGTAAAATAAAAAATAAAAATAAAAAAAATATTTTTTTCAGTTACTGTAAACTTTACACCTAAAAAAACGCGTTAACCCTAGTAAAATATAGGAAAATGGTGTAAACTTTTACTAAAATACTTTACACCTAGAGTTTACACCTAGTTTACACCTAAAATATAAAATTATGCAATACGATTTACTACTTAGATTATACGATTATCATTGCAATTTATTCATTGATGGTAAAATACATTATGATTATTTTGTTATAGTAGAGAATGAATATTTAAAACGAAAAAAATTATTTACAATATGCTTGAATTAAGACCATACCAAGAAAAAACAATTAATTCATTAAGACAAAAAATGTCAATTGGATTAAAACGATTAATTATGTC